CGGAAATAATCGGATCCAGCCAGCTGCTCCTTTGTGTACTGACAAGCCTCGTGCACTACTGCTTTCGCTTCTGCGCGCTCGGTTTCTTTTCTTCTTGCCATGTCGTCACCTCATTTCATTAATCTGAATCCCTGTCATAGATTCCTTGCCCGCCTGCGTCTCCCGTGCTTCGAAGGTATTGTACTGAACAAGAAATAACAAAACACCTCCGTCAATACGACCGCTCCGGTCTGAGCCGTTTATCTTCCGGCCACTTTTCAATTCGATCCTGAGCATCTGCTCCATTAAGATATCCAATACCCGGTTAAGTTCACGAGAAGGCTTTACTATGTCTCCCGGCAGGAATTGAATACACATGGCATTCTTACGGTAATATCGTGTCCCGATCATCGGCTTCTCAGAAGGCTCCAAAAACTGTACAAAAAAACAGGGTTCCGAAAGTCCCTGTTCTACCGCATCTGTATAGATTGTGTACCCGGCTTCTGGTGGAAACAGCGCGGATAACTGCTTTGTCACTGCGTCCATGATCTCGTTATACATCAAGACACCCCCCTCAAGTATTCATTGAGTTTCTTTTCCAGAAGAGCCGGTGCAATCTCCTGTATCTTCTGTTCCGAGATTGTAAGCATGAACTTTCCTTTTACCCAGCCTTTATGGTTTGCCGTCCGGTGTCCGTATTCAACATACTGTGCATACATGACTGGATTGATAATTTCAATTTCGTACACGCCGTCATGACGACTGATACTTCCTGTTGTCCATTTTCTTCTTAAGTCACCCCCGGATTTCCCGGAAGGTTTAGGAGTAAACTTCACTTTCTGCACCCTGGCTTTTGCAGTAAAGCTCACGTGTTTTCCTGTTTTTGTATTAAACTCTACTTTCCGTTCCGGCAGATGCGCCAGGAATTCCACCGTTTTAGGATTATAGACACCCACTGGCGTTCTCTGCTTCACCATTCTAAGTAATCTCTGAGCCAGTTCGTTCGTGCATTTCCGGCAGAATTCCTCCCGCCCCTTCTCGATCTGTTCCACCTGCTTTTGCAGCTTTTTCAAATCCTCGAAATCAAAATTTCCCCATTTTGCCATTACGCATACCCCTTCCATAATTCCAGGAGTATCTCCTGATGTGAAGAATACACCGCCGCCTTGCCGCTCTGCCCGTACACCTCTGTCCGCCCGTGTTGTGTCACTTCAATTTTGCTGCCTGGGTCAATGACAATTTCAGGTGTCAGAAACAGCTTGATAACCTGCGTAACTTTGGCGATAGTATCGGTTCCCTCTGCGGCACCAGAACTTGAAAAGGAGAGGTGACACAATTGATTTTCCATCTTGCAGACCTCTTCCAGTGACGTTACGCCCGTTTCCGGGTCCCTTTTCGACTCCCTGATATAAATGTTACAGGAACCGTCATAGGTTGCTTCTATGGCGGCCCTGTGCATCTTCTGAGCCTGTCTGATCGCGTCCGCTATCATCTTACCACCTCAGTTTCCGGTACCGGTTAAGCTGCCCCTGATAGTCCTTCAGCAGTCCGCCGTTTAAGGCATCAGCCGCGCTGGTAAAACTCGTGGATGTATCTCCTTCTGATATGGAAGCCACTGTCACCGGGGCGCTGGAATCGCCTGGCCGATCATATCGGTAAATATCCATCACCATGCGGTAAGCCGTGTTGGTTAATCCTGCCGGCAGTTCCTCCAGATTGCAGTAATTCAAAATAGTTTCCGTTACATCGTCAATGATGAATTCCAGTGAGAGGTCCTGGGAAGTATCGCCTTCCGGTATTCCCAGCAGCCCCTTTAACTTCCCCGCCTCCATAGGCTTAACCTCTGGAAATGATACGGGCAATCGGGATGGCTTTATGATCGA